CTTGTATCAACCCATCAAAAGGAAAAGAAGGCGGAACTACTTGGGAATATCGTTCTGGATATATTGATGGTGTGATTAAAGGAAAGAAAGATGCCATGGAAGATTTGCGCGACAAATTTGATGAGTCATAAATATTAGTGGTGAACTAATATTTTGTTGTGGCAAGTAATGATGTATATTTGGGTAATCCCAACCTGAAAAAGGCTGGGACCCCAATACAGTTTACAAAGAAGCAAATTGATGAGTGGATCAAGTGTAAGAATGATCCAATTTATTTTGCTATGAATTACATTAAAATCATTTCGCTAGATGAGGGTTTGGTACCCTTTAGCATGTATGATTTTCAGAAAGGTATTCTGCGTGACTTTCATGAAAACAGATTCAACATCGCAAAGCTCCCAAGACAAACAGGGAAGTCTACTACTGTTGTCGCTTATCTTCTTTATTATGCAATTTTCTATGATAGTGTTAATATTGGTATTCTTGCAAACAAGGCATCTACCGCTAGGGAACTGCTAGGAAGATTACAACTTGCATACGAGAACTTGCCCAAGTGGATGCAGCATGGTATTCTTGTATGGAACAAAGGTAATGTCGAACTTGAAAATGGATCAAAGATTCTGGCTGCTTCTACATCTGCAAGTGCTGTCCGTGGCATGTCGTTCAATATCCTCTTCCTCGATGAGTTTGCGTTCGTTCCAAACCATGTTGCAGAGCAATTCTTTGCCTCTGTTTATCCTACTATTACGTCTGGTAAATCAACAAAAGTAATTATCATCTCTACGCCTAACGGCATGAACCACTTTTATAAGATGTGGGAGGATGCTAGACGTGGTAAGAATGATTACATAACAAACGAAGTACACTGGTCGCAAGTCCCAGGAAGGGACAGCAAGTGGAAAGAAGAAACAATTAAGAACACATCTCCAAGACAGTTCGCACAGGAGTTTGAATGCGACTTCCTTGGATCTGCTGATACTTTAATCAGTCCATCAAAATTACAAACTATACCGTTCGCTGACCCGATAGCAAGCAATGCAGGACTTGACGTTTATGAGAGAGCAAAAAAGGATCACGAATACATTGTTACTGTTGACGTTGCCAGAGGTATCGGTGGCGACTACAGTGCTTTTGTCGTGTTTGATATCACCACGATGCCGTATCAGATCGTTGCGAAGTACAGAAATAATGAGATTAAACCTGTACTGTTTCCCTCGGTAATTTTTCAAGTCTGTAAAGAATATAATAACCCTTACGTTTTGGTAGAAGTAAATGACATTGGAGATTCTATTGCTGCTACTCTCAATTACGATCTTGAATACCCTAATGTACTTATGTGTGCTATGCGTGGTAGAGCGGGTCAAGTCGTGGGTCAAGGATTCTCGGGATCAAAAACACAACTAGGTGTTAAGATGAGCGTAACGGTCAAGAAGATTGGTTGCTCTAATCTCAAAGCTATTATTGAAGAAGACAAATTAATATTCAACGACTTCCAAATCTTCCAAGAACTTACTACGTTTGTGCAGAAGAAACAAGCATGGGAAGCAGATGAAGGATACCATGATGACCTTGTAATGTGTATGGTTCTCTTCGCATGGTTAGTCATGCAAGAATATTTTAAAGAGATGACCGACCAGGATATCAGAAGAAGAATCTATGACGAACAACGCAATCAGATAGAACAGGACATGGCACCTTTTGGTTTTATTGATGATGGTATGGGAGATGATACATTCATGGATAGTGAAGGTGACCTTTGGGCTTATGGAGATACTCAAGAAGAAGTGGGATATATGTGGAACTACTAATGGATATTGGCGATCAGTTCAGTCTAGAACACTTACTCTTTAAAGAGAGAGTATGTCGCATATGTGGTGAAAAGAAAATTCTTATCGAAGACTTCTACCTAACAAGAAAAAACAAAAGAGGTTTGCCGTCAGCATATTCATATGAATGCAAAGACTGCACGGTCACAAGGGTTATGGACACTAGAAAAAAGAAAGACCCATCCAATGATTGGGGGTATCCAGACTGGTAGTTCACGCACAGTTTCCCCGTTTGAAACATCCAAAAATCTAAATAGGTTTAGGTAAATTTTGGAATATCTAAGAGGTAAAAACATGGCAAGTCAAGTCTCGCCTGGTGTTATCATTAAAGAACGTGACCTTTCTAATGCTGTTATCGTTGGTGATGTAGCTGTAACCGCTGCATTTTCATCAACATTCAAGAAAGGACCCATTGGTCAGATCGTAAACATTTCTTCTGAAAGAGAATTGATCGACACCTTTGGCGGTCCTGGAGAAGATAACGCTGCTGATTGGTTGGTAGCATCGGAATACTTAGGATACGGTGGCAGACTTGCCGTCGTAAGAACATCTACAGGAGTCCTAAACGCAGCTGTCTCTGGCAGTGGTGTTCTAATCGCAACAAAAGAAGATTTTGATGGCGGTGCAACTTCTGAAGTATTAGCAGCACGCTATGCTGGTAAAGAAGGCAACTACTATCGTGTAGTTATTGTTGACCGTGGTGCTGACGAGATCGCAACCGCTGCAGGTCACGGTCTAACAGTTGGCGCAACATATAATGACGGTAGCAATGACCACGAAGTCTATACTGTCATCGATGCTAACACAATTGCAATCATTAACACTGATGGTGTTAAAGCATCTACAAATGGTATTAGTACCACTCCTTGGTACAACAATACTTCAATCGCAGGTACTGGTCTAAAACTCAGTGCAATCGGTCCTCGTCCAGGTACATCTGCATTTGCTGCAGAAAATCACTTGAGCTATGACGAAGTACACGTTGCAATTGTCGATGAGAGAAGCAACGCTGTAGTTGAGAAGTTCGTTTATGCTTCAAAACTAAGCGACGCTGTAACTCCAGAAGGTGCATCCAACTACTGGAGAAATAGAGTTAACCTAGAGTCTGGTTATATCTACTCTGGTGCTGAGCAAAGTGCAAACCTACAAAGTACAGGTAATGCATGGGGAAGCACTGCTGCTTCTTACGCAGCAACCGCTGCTGCTCCAGAACTAATGAAAGTTATTCTTCCTTCTGGTTCTGGTAACGCTTTCGATGGATACCTCCTTTCTGGTGGTACTGACGACTATGCGTATACCGCTGGTGAGATCAGCGATGCTTACAACCTTTTCCAAGATACCGAGGCAACTGAAATTGACTTCGTACTTGGCGGTGGTTCGATGGCAAACGAAGCTGACTCTAAGACAAAGGCAGGAGCAGTTATCGGTGTTGCAACTTCAAGACAAGATTGCGTTGCATTTATCTCTCCTCATGTCGGAAATCAAGTTGCTTCTTCTGGTGGAGCACTAAGTTCTACTCAGCAAAGAGATAATACAGTAGGGTTCTTTGAAACTCTATCGTCAACTTCTTTCGCTGTATTTGATAGCGGAATCAAGTATGTCTATGACCGCTTCAATGATAAGTACCGCTACATTGGTTGTAACGGTGATATCGCTGGTCTTTGTGTAAGAACATCTGCAACTGTAGATGACTGGATTTCTCCTGCTGGTCTAAACCGTGGCGGTCTTCGCAACGTTGTAAAACTAGCATACAATCCTAACAAGGCAGACAGAGACGAACTATACCAAGGCAGAATCAACCCTGTTGTTGCATTCCCTGGTTCTGGTCCTGTACTATTCGGTGATAAGACCGCACTTGCATCTCCTTCTGCATTCGATCGTATTAATGTTCGCCGCCTCTTCCTCAATATTCAGAAGAGAGCAGCAGGTCTCGGAAAGCAAGTCTTGTTCGAGCAAAATGATGAAATCACAAGAGGCGGTTTTGCTTCTTCGATGACATCTTACCTCTCCTCCATTCAGGCACGTAGAGGTCTAGTTGACTATCTCGTTGTTTGTGATACGTCCAATAACACACCTACCGTTATTGACTCTAATGAGTTTGTTGCTGAGTTGTACCTCAAGCCAACACGCTCCATTAACTTTGTGACTGTTACTCTAACAGCGACGAGAACTGGAGTATCCTTCAGTGAAGTCATTGGTAGATAATTAGTAGTATATTAAAACATCTAAGAGGTAAAATAAAATGGCACCCAAGGTAAGCAGCAGCATCAACGGGTTTCTAGGTCAAATTGGACAGGGCGTAAAGCCCAACATGTTTGAAGTGGAAATTCCGTTTCCCGATGCAGCAGGTGGCAAAGCAGATGCAGAATTAATTACTCTCCTCTGTAAGTCTACTGCACTTCCAGGTTCTTCCCTGGGAAGCATCGACGTTCCATTCCGTGGCAGAACTGTAAAAATCGTAGGTGATAGAACCTTCGATAACTGGTCTGCAACTTTCTTCAATGATAAGGCAATGAAGACTCGCTCAAGATTTGAGCAGTGGATGCAGAACATGAACACCCACGAGGGTAACACAGCACCCCTTTTCCTACCAGAAGAGGATGGTACAGCTGGTTACATGAAGACTCTGGCTGTAAGTCAACTTGAAAAGAATGCAACCACGCCTGGTGGAGACGTTCTCAGAAGATACACTCTCTGGCACGCTTTCCCAATCAGCATTTCCCAGATTGATCTTGCTTATGATAGCAACGATCAGATTGAAGAGTTTACAGTTGAATGGCAGTATTCCTTCTTCACCGCGCAGAAGGAAAATAGCGAGACCTCTGGTT